CAGCAGTATTAGGGTCTGCTATCGGCTTCCGGACTGCCGAAAACTAGTTTATAGTCTATAAGTGCGATTCACCCAATCGCTAACATGGGTCTAAAACTAGTTTAATCTAGTTCGAGGATTGCACTAACCCCGTTTGTTAGGAGCGGTGGAGCTCCGAGGTAAGTTGCGGCTGCGTGTCCTAGAAAGTATCCTGCTTTCTTTGTGAGTTCTGCACTAGGCAGATGATCATACGCATAATCCGTCCATGAACTCGTGTTGGTAATGGCTTGATCTATCAAAGGATTCGCTATTTGAGCTGGTGTAGCAATTCTAGAGAATATTGATGAGATGCCTGGATACCATTCGATGTTCAAAACTATGTCGTAACCTAAAACGGCGGTGTCATAAGCACCGCCCTCAACCATTATGGTTAAGCATGAGTAGGAATTACTAGTGTCAGTGACATCTATAAAATCCTGTCTCAGGTCTTGAGGTTTTCCGATCCAGTATAGATCGGCGCCAGCCAAAGATTGGCGTTTTGAATCGATGTACATACTACTACGTAAGTCCATCACATCATCGAAATTTGAAGTTGTTTGTAAAGTCACAATACCTTGAGAGTCGGTGGCTGCAGTTTGGTTGTACAAATGCACACCAAAGCTAACCACTCGGTATTGGCCATCGTAGGAACTAATGTCCGCATACTCCGGTACGTCTTGGGAGGTTTCCCAGGTTGCTGTTTTATTGACAGTCCAGGTACTAACGCCTCTAAACGTGTTCTTTATTGATCCACGAATTTGAATAGCGGCTCTACCAGTTCCGTTCGTTCGTATAAAACCGGATGTTTTACATTGAATCGGAATGGTTGATTGAGAGCCTGATCCAAACTGCTTTGCGCCGTCTGCATGCTTGCAAAATGGGTCTGTGTTGGAACACACAGCTTTCATGTTGCTGGCACTCTTGCCTCTGGTTTTCTTCTTAGTTTTCCTAAGTGGGTTACCATAAGTGGCCTTGTTACCTTTCGGTTTCTTAGCCCGCATAGAGTTGGATCTATTTGATTTCTTCTTATTATTTGCCATTGTGTTATTAATTGATTCTTTAATTAATTAGTCCTACCAGAAGATTAGATAGGACTTCACTATCGGCTATGTTCATTTTCGATGATGGACATTAGTCCACCAGAACGCCATTGGCCCCTGCTATTGACAGGAGTTTAGCGAACTTTCCTTTCACGTCCTCATTGCAATATTTGATCTCTTGCATAACTGAGAAGACTTGTTGGAAATCGATTTTGCTTTTACTAAACATTTTGTAGAAACATTTTGCCCAGTTTTCCAAGCTGGCCTCATGCTGTCTCGACGTTTTATTGTAATAGTAACGATGGGAGCAAAACTCAAATGTTCCATCGTATCTCTGAACGTCTCGTAAATTTACGTTCAGGGCTTTATAAGCTTGAATCATAGCTACATCATCCAGATGTGTAAGCTCGTTTGCATCGTCGCCGTTCGCGGCTACGTTCTCACTCTTGGCATTAAAAGCCAGGTAGATTCTAACAAAAGAATTTAAGTAAGAAGTCCAGAAAGTTCCGGATATCTGTTGACCATCAACTATCTTTTGGATTAATTGATTGTTAACTGCGAACACTGATTTGCTAAGGGTTCGTAACCTCAATAGCATCATCAACAACCAGGGTTTGTGAGCCCGGCGGTTTGTAGCTCGTGCGAAGAATGCTTCAATCACAGGTATTTGAACTGGTTCAGCCGAACCTTTCTCAAAACCTTCTACGTCGCTTGACACTCTTTCATTTGATGTTCCGAGTCTAACCTCCATCATTTCTACTAGGGTTTTGATTCCATCATCATGGAACCCCAATCCTATCGTCGCCGCTAGAGAAGGATACAACCTCTTGCACACTTTAGCGAAGTTATCAAATAATAAACGGTCTATAATTTGGTCTATTAATGAAACTCCACATATGATTCTAAAGGAGCCATCCAGAAACTTACGTTCTGGATGTGGCTCTTTCTTAACAAAAGGGTTAACAGGATCAACCAATCCACTTTCAACAAACCACATGCCATCTCGATCTTGATAATCTTGATTCAATGCGGTTTCGCGGATTCCCATAAAACGTTCTGTAGCTACTTGAACTATCATGTCGGCTTCTTCCTCAAATGCTCGCGCATTCTTAGGAAACCTGGTTTTCAATGGGAAACCTGGTGTTTTGGTCCAATCAATGTCATAATTAATTATGTCTTTGATTGCTTCAGAGACTTCAGCTTTAATCTCTCCAATCTCAAGACTTCTTTCGCGTTGGCGATCTTGATTTCGGCAGTATGAAGGGATTTCCCAAGGAGGGATTTCTGCTTCAAGCTTGAGTTGGGCTTGTTCTCTTGTTTCTCTATCTTCAGAGGGACGGAATCTAACTTCTTTCGACGCGTGGTTTTGGAGCGCTTTGGTGCGTGTACCGTTTCCTGGGATTCGGTACTGTCGCAATTCTGGGACTGCTTGTAAGTACTCTTCAGTAACGACTGCTCTAGTAGAGCTGTATGCTTCTGGATTTCTTTTGCAGTTTCCAACCAAGTTGAAGCTAGGGAATTCCCCTTTTGCTTCAAATCGTTCCACTTCACTTTGGTTAAAAGTTCTTGAGCAATTCCCGTACTGTTCCCAGTTTTCATGGGTGATACATGAGATTGCTCTTTCGTCAACCATTCCCCCCCGACTCTCTCGGGGGATGAACGGAAATCCAGCAAATTTGGCAGCACTTCTGGCACTGTATCTGGTTTGGTGGATTTGATTCTGGTCGAGGTCGCTGCGAAGGCGCCCTGAATAGGCACATCAGCAGACAATTCCGTTGTAGAACCATTTTTAGTTTCACCTAAATCTGTGTCAGATCCCCATCTATCGATAGGTCTAACTCGCGCTTTGGTGGGATTTGCGGCCATGAAATCATTCATCTCAGTTTGGTCCAGCATATCAGGGTCCATGTAACCTCTTGTAAAAGGTCTGGGTTTAGGCACGTCGTGCATAAACCACTTGGGCTCCTCAAGATAGTCACCCTTAGGATCCCCATCTTGTTCAAAGTTCAAATGCGCGTCTACGTCTGTTGCGTCTTTGGAGCGTTTTGATTCTCCTTGGAACACATCGTATTCGTCCAGTTCATGATCATCTAACACATCATTTAACAACTCATTCGATTGTTGCCATGTGTATTGCTGATCACTATTCATAACGATTCTAGCCACGTCTCTATACGAGGAAACCTTAACGGTTCTGTAGATCTGTTCATCAGTGTAATCGTCGAAGGCTTTTAGTTTCCTGAAAGCTTTGACTATTCTCTCATCCCATGATTCAACTTGGAATTTTATTGGTTTAAATGCGCAGACTACCTCATACAAAGCTACAAAGTAGTTGTGTTTGTCAGTCTCGTTTCTACCTAGGTGCACACCAACCAAGTTACCATTCACGAATACTCCCGCTCCTGACACACCTGAGTGTGTTGTGGCGAAGTGTCGCATTCTGAACGGATGATCTTTACACATGTCAGCTGATAAGCCTTCTGAGTATCGATACTCCTTGTCGTCATGTTGTGATACGACACGTACAAGATTACCTCCACTCTTTAGGTAAGAAAGCGTGCATGCTTTCTTCCCCAAAGGAGCTCTGAAATCCAAACCGTTCATCTTGTAGATTAATAAGTCCATGTCGTCAGAGCGGATGAATTCCTCTAAACACTTGTCTATTGGAAAAATCTTGTCCATCGTACCGAAACCAGTGGACCCTGCACTAGTTAAATTATGCAGGGCCGTGGCTACGTAAGTCTCACCCATATGGGCGAAAACCGTACCACAACCCACTCTGTTCTTGTCATTGAAGAAAGAAACACAGTGTTTGTCTTGTGTACCTGTTACTTGTTTGTAAACCGAACCACTGAAAGCCATCTCAGGGATATCATCCTTGAAAGGCCCAGCAACAGCCTCTGGGTAGAGGTATTGCTCACCTTTATGGCTATAAATGATGTAGCTCCGACCATTAACGGTTTTGAGGCCGTCCATGGTCAGCATAGACATATTTGGGTCTACAGGATCCTCCAATATAGGAGTCTCTGATGACAGCAATAATTCCATATAACCGAAAGGGTCAGTAATTATAGCTGGTAGATCCAAAGCTGGTAAACTAAAAGACAGGATTCTACGTTTGATGAACATGAGTAAACTCTTCAACATCATGTAGCACATGACCACAACCAAGGCTTTGATCGAGGCTTGTCCCATCTGATAAGACATCTCCGCGACGCTGGTGTTGTTTAACTCATCAGCCATTAGAGCGTAGCTGCCGCTTGCTAGGGTTTGTAACAACTCTGCAGCGGCTTTAGCCTGTGCTCTCAACGCGATTAATCTCAATTTCATTTCAAATGAAACTAAGTTCTGTCTAGACATTTTGTATAAATGTCAGTAACGTGATATATATTATTGTTAATTTGGTTTTCAGGTCAAACTAACTCAACAAAACTAAAAGATTACTGTATGTATAATTATTAATTATTTTATGT